GCAATGCAACAACAAGCTCTTATGCAATCGGAAATGCAAAAGAACCAAGCTAGTGCAGCAAAAGACTTTGCTTCGGCACAGCAAACTGCTGCACCTCAAGGACTTGGATTTTAACACTTTATGGACGATAGAGTAAAAAGACAAATAAACGATATAGCAGAACAATCGGAACGATACGCAAAGTTTCCTACCTTATTCTCCACAGAGGACGGTAAGGAAGTCTTTCAGCAGATTATGGAATTAGGGGAGGTTCATTTACCGTATATCAATAACGGTCAGGAAACTAACGTAAATACACTAATCGCTAAAGAATCAATCCGATCTTTCTGCCTGAACCTGTTAACCTTAGCGGATAAAGACCCGCAAAAGATTATCCAGGATGCAGTTGATAGAGTAAACCGTATTAAAGGACATAAGCAATGAGTGAAGAAAGTCTATTAGAAACACCTGCCGAATCTGGCGGGAAAGATAACGTAGAAGCTGTTCCAGCTACTCCCGACCTATCAGGATTTGATAGTAGTATATTATTCGGTGAGTTAAAGAATAGATTGCCTGAAGAATTAAGGCATGAGAATTTAAACAGTCATAAGAGCTTTGATACTGTAGCTAAGAGCTATATTGAAAAAGACAAGATGATCGGTCAAAAAGCACCTTCCGCTCCTAGTGATGCAAAGTCATATGGAGTTCCTGAAGGATTTGATTTACAGGCAGCAGGTATTACTGATGAAGAATTAAGTCAGCAGCAAGAGTATTATAAGTCACTAAATATTCCTGAAGAACAAGGCAAGGCATTATTAGCTAGATGGTTAGAGACTGAAAATTCCATCATGCAAGGAATGAGAGAACAGCACATTCAAAACTTAGAAGGTGCTAAGCAGTATTTAAGCGATACGTTTGGAGAAGAGTTAGAGCCAATTAAAAGAGAGGTATCTGACCTGGTTAAAAATAAATTAGATCCAGACTTACTTGGAAAATTAAAAGAAACAGGAGCATTACAAAATCAATATGTTATTCATGCGCTCGCAGAAATAGCAAAAGATTATAGAGATGATTCTTCTGTTATCTCACCTCGTGGCGATGGAGGTTCTAATGCAATAAAAGAATACGAAACTATGAAGAGCGATTCTAAGTTCCTTAGTGAATTTTACAGTAAAGATAAGAGCGTTCAGAGAGCAGCACAAAAAAGGTGGGATGAGGTTTCTCAGAAAGCATATCAAATGCAAATGAGAAGGAAGTAATTTTATATAGAGACTAAGGTGCAATTACCTTAGTCTTTTTTTTCTTTACAAACAGCTTAGCTTGTGTAAGTTGTTGTATAGTGTCCGAATATCGTTCGGAGCCTCGCCAGAGATAACTCCATTATTTTTTTTACGGGTAACACGACAAAACGTAACTAAAACATAATTTTAAAGGAGTTTAAAAATGGCAGTATTTATTGAAAATTCATATGCAGCCGGTCCTGAGGAAGTGAGTATCCGCTCATTTACCGATACGATCGAGTTGACTTTACAACAAGAACAGTCACCAATTTGGGACACTATTGAAATGGACAACTTTATTGGTGTTCGTGGATATTGGGATCGCTTGGAGGCTTTGACCGCAGACGAAAAAACTGGTCGTCACGAAGAACAGAACGAGCAAACAGCAGAGTATAGTCGTAGACGCATGGACTACCGCACTCCTTATTTGCAAGTCCCTATCGATATTAATGACATTGAGAACATGGGTCGCAACCCACAATCTTCAATTGTTCAATCTATCGTTGGTGCGCTTAACCGTAAGAAAGATCAATATGTAATTGACGCATTCTTCGGTAACGTAACTGTAGGTGATCCAGAAGGAAGCGGTGACACAGTAGTTTCATTCCCTGCTGACAATGTAATCGCAGTTGATTACAAACGCGGTGGCGGTGGATCAAATACTAATTTGAATCCTGAAAAACTACTTCGCGCTCGAGAAATTCTAGCAGCTAATCAAGCTCTGAATCGCAATCAAAAGACTTATGTTGGTCTTACTGCTTCTCAGTATTATGCTATGATGCTCAATGACGATGTTAAAACTATCGACACATTCGATACTAAACCAATCGTTGATGCTCAAATCAAAGGCATTGCTGGTTTTGCATTCGTAATGACTGAGCAATTAGGACTTGACACTAGCAGCTACCGCGAAGTTCCAGTTTGGACTCAAGACGCAATCAAAGGAACTCAAAAAGAAGAAATGTATTTCCGCATTTTTGATAATCCTAAACGTCACTTTGAACCAACTATCTATGCGCGCTGTATGTGCAATGCAAAGAGAGCATGGGAAGAAGCTGTGATTAAAATCCTTTGTGACGAAACTAAAGCATCATAATATAAGGAGATAAAAAAATGGCTATTACAGTTGATTTCAATACAGATCAAGTAACTTCAGCAGCAGGGGCATCAACTACTCTAGTTCCTAAACAGGAAAAAAGAGTAAGTGAGAAACTTGACCGCTACGACTATAACACTACTGATAATTTAGCAGGTGGAACTCTAGCACAGGGTGACATCCTAAAGATCGGTGGTTTTAAAAAAGGTGACATCGGAACTCGCATCACATTATTCTGGGAAGCTATGGGCGGAAGTGCTACAGCTAATATCGGAGTTCGTGGTGCTGACGGAGATGGATTCTATGATGCAGCAGGTTCAAATGCAGATGACAGCACTTTGCTTTCACCATCAGCAGGAGCTATCGATGTATCTTCCGCAGGTTCAACTGAAGTGATCCTAGATCCTAAGGTTGCCACATTCGATAAGGATGTAGATATCGTTGTTTCACTTGGTGGAGCAATCTGGGCAGCAGATAAAGACCTTTACGGTTATATATCGTCCATAAGAGCATAACCTTCAATAATCGGAGCATAGGGCGTTACTCATTCGCCCTATGTTTCTTTTTTATAAATTATGTCAACTGCAAGTAAAACATCCATAGCGTCATTAGCAGCCCTTAAATTAGGTCAGGAACCTATACGCAGTCTTGACGACACAAATGATACATTTGCAAAATTGGCAAATAATAGATTTGATTTCGCAGCGAAGTCAGTATTAAGGACGCACGAATGGAACTCAGTTCACAAAAGAACTTTATTGAATCCATTATCCGATGCTCCTGATTTTGAATTTTCATATCAATACAATCTACCGGCAGATTTTCTTTCAGTTCGCAGAGTGTCAAACACTGACAACGATAAGATTGATTACGAATTAGAGGGCAAGAAATTACTCTGCAACTCTTCTGTTATCCGGTTAGAATACACATTTTTTCCAGAAGATTGGTCCATTATAGATCCTCTATTAGCAGACACTATATCTGCATATTTAGCCTACGATCTAGCCTATAACGTAACTAGAGATTCTGATGCTAGAAATCAGATGTTCCTTGACTATCAGCGTATGCTTGATAACGCTAAGAGAGTTAATGGAAAAGAAGGCAGAACTAGAAAGATTAGAGCTAAGACTTGGCACACTGCTAGATTCACTGGCAACTACGACTATATTCCAGATGACCAACCTCAATGAAGAGTAGAGTTGTAAAAAATGTTTTCAGTAGTGGTGAAGTTTCTCCTAGAGCAGAAGGTAGAAATGATGCTTCGCAGTATGAGAATGCTGTAAGGCAAATGAACAATTTCCACATTAAGAAATTAGGTGGAGCATTCAAGAGACAAGGGACCGGATTTATAGTTGAAGCACTTAACCATTTAAAGAGATCAAGAACTGAATCATTCCAGGTTAATACAGAGAATGCTTACACTTTAGAACTTTCAGAGTATAAAGGCAGACCAATTAAGGATGCTGTAATTATAACAGAATCAGGTCAGTCTATAACTAATGCCACACAAGCCAATCCATGTATACTTACAGTTGCAGGTCATGGGTTAGTAGCAGGTGATTATTTTGATATCACTAGTGTTTCTGGAATGGAAGAGCTTAATCAGAGATCCTATAAGGTATCAACTACTCCAACATCAGATACTTTAACTTTCTCTGACATATCTGGAACACTTATAGACTCGACATCATTCGGTGCATATACTTCAGGTGGGAGTCTTTTTAAACATACGGTATTTGATCATCCTTACACTAGCAATCAACTGGTAGATATTCAGACTGCCCATGTAGGTGATAAAATGTGGACAGTCCACAGGGATAATGAAATACAACAGATAACTAGAGTAGCAGAAACAAACTGGACTGTTTCCATCTTTAAAACGATGGATGGTCCATACTTAGACCAGAACACTACCGATACTACATTAACCGCTTCAGGGACATCTGGTAGCGTTACAGTAACATCTAGCGACAGTCTATTCGCTGCAACTGATGTCGATAGGCATATATCTATTACAGACTCGGGAACTCGTGGATGGGGAACCATAACTGGTTATACTAGTGCTACTGAGGTTACTGTTTCAATTTCTAGTAATTTCGGTGGGACTAATGCAGTAACAACCTGGAGGCTTGGAGCATTTAGTGATACCACAGGATATCCAAGGGCTGTAACTATTCACGAAAATAGACTCTGGTTTGCATATGTAGATGGTGAGCAACAATCTTTTTGGGGTTCCAAATCAAATGAATATGATAACTTTGCTCCAACAGAAACAAATTTAACGGTCCTAGATAACAACGCAATTAAGTTCACATTAGGAGATGGAGGGTTTGACGCTATAACTTGGCTATCCTCTGGATATGGTCTATTTATAGGAACAGAGGGCGGTCCATATATAGCAACAGGAACAGGCGGAAATATAACTCCTTCCAATATACAAGTAACTAAACAGTCAGGATATGGTAGTAATTTACTTTCTCCTAAGCTTCTAAACGGATCTTTAATTTATGTATCAAGAACCGGTCGTTCTGTTCGTGAGCTTATTTACAATTTTGAGTATAACAGTTATGTCTCAAATGATCTTAGTGCTATCTCTGAACACATATTTAGAGAAGGTGACAAAGCGATCGATACGGCTTTCCAGAGATATCCTGATGGTCATTTTTGGTATGTTATGGATTCTGGCGAGCTTGTTTGTATGTTATTTGATAGAGAACAAAATGTGGTAGGCTTTAATAGGCATCAACTAGGTGGAACTTTTGAAAAAACAACAATCACTAGCGGATATATTGTCGAGGGCAAAAAATATAGAATTAAAAATAATATCGGTGGTGCTGATTTTACTCTCGTTGGTTCTGCTGATAGTAATATTGGAACAGAGTTTGTAGCAACTGGCATTCTTCCATTATGGGGAGCAGGTGATGAATTAGCCGAGCTTTCAAGTGCAGTTGTAGAATCAGTTTCTTCTGTGCCTTCCGTAGCATTTACTGAGGACAATATTTATATGTCAGTAAAGAGGACGATCAATGGTGAGACTAAACGGTATATCGAATTTCTGAATGATGAGTTTCTTCCAGAACATGATAGAGATTATGACGATGCTATATATTTAGATAGCTCAATTTCTTATTCTGGTTCTGAAGTAACAGAGGTAGGGAATCTTTGGCACTTAGAAGGAGAGTCAATAAGAGTATTAGCTAACAATGGTGATGATACTGAATATACCGTATCTAATGGTAAGATAACTTTACAGGCTGGTGCTACTTCAGTAAAAGCTGGATTATCCTATATGGCACTAATTGAAATGCTTCCTCTCGAAGTGTCTACTAGATCAGGTTCATCTGTAGGTGGAAAGAAGCGTATAGGTGAAGCTTATGTTAAGCTTGAAAATTCTATGGGTCTACAACATGGTAGAGACTTAGATAATTTAAACACAGAACCATTTAGGGAGAATACTGACTATATGGGATTACCGCCAAAACTTTTCACAGGCACATTGCCAATTCTAACTAACCATAACTCAACTAGAGATGGTGGTTATTATCTTGTTCAAGAAGCACCGTATCCCTTGAATGTTTTATATTTTGCGGCAGAAGTGGAGGTTGATTTATAATGCCAAATCCAGCACTAATAATGATGGGAG